GAGGACGTACTTTAAAGGTTGCTGGTGATAGAACTTTTGATCCTTGGACTGTTACAGTTATCAATGATCAAGATTTTGGACACTACAGAGCATTCCAAGCATGGGCTCAGAACATTGCTCAGTATGGTGATTCATCAGGTTTGACTGATCCTTCATCTTACATGGGACAAGCAACTGTCTATCAACTTGGTAGAAATGCTGCTACTCAACAGGCTTCCAATAGTCCTGCTACTGATAGCAATATTCTTGCACAGTATAAGTTTGTGGATATTTTCCCAACTACAATTGCTGCTATAGACCTTTCTTATGATACATCTGATACTATAGAAGAATTTACAGTTGACTTCCAAGTTCAATACTGGTATCCTGAAAGAGCAGGTGCTGGAGCCTGATAAATAAACATATAAGGTTTAACTTTTAATAATGGCAAGGTTATTTGGATTTTCTATAGAGGATACGGAGAAGATATCACCAGGTGTGGTATCTCCCGTTCCTGAAAATAATGCAGATGGATCTGACCACTATTTGACTAGTGGTTTTTTTGGATCGTATGTAGATATTGAGGGCGTATATAGGACTGAAGCAGCATTAATCAAAAGATATAGGGAGATGGCACTCCATCCAGAGTGTGATAGTGCCATTGAAGATATTATACAGGAAGCAATAGTTTCAGATACACATGATTCTCCAGTAGAAATTGAGTTATCTAATCTCAATGCTAGTGATGGTATTAAGACTAGAATTAGAGAAGAGTTTAAAGCAGTTAAAGACCTTCTAGATTTTGATAAGAAGGCACATGAAATTTATAGAAACTGGTATATAGATGGTAGAATCCATTATCATAAAGTAATTGATTTAAAGAAACCAGAAGAAGGAATAGTAGAATTAAGATATATTGATGCGATGAAAATTCGCTATGTAAGACAGCAGAAGAAGCAAGATAAAGACAATATTAGATTGGCTAATATTAATAATGACAATCCTATGGAATATGAATTTCCTGAGATTGAAGAGTATTTCCTTTATAGTCCTAAAGCAACTTGGCCTGCTCAATCTCCATCTGCAATGGCTGGTGGAAATAAAGGAATCAAGATGACTAGGGATTCTGTTGCATATTGTACTAGTGGATTAGTAGATAGAAACAAGGGGTCAACCTTATCATACTTACATAAAGCAATCAAAGCAGTCAATCAGCTTAGAATGATTGAGGATAGTCTTGTTATATACAGATTATCAAGAGCACCAGAAAGAAGAATATTCTATATTGATGTAGGTAATCTTCCTAAAGTTAAGGCAGAACAATACCTCAGAGATGTAATGATGAGGTATAGAAACAAGTTAGTATACAATGCTGACACTGGTGAGATTAGAGATGATAAGAAATATATGTCCATGTTGGAAGACTTCTGGCTTCCTAGAAGAGAAGGTGGTAGAGGAACTGAGATAACAACTTTACCAGGTGGACAAAACTTAGGGGAAATTACTGATATTAAGTATTTCCAAGAGAAACTTTATAAGGCATTGAATGTTCCATCCACTAGAATAGGTGGAGATGGTGGATTTAATTTAGGTAGATCATCTGAGATACTTAGAGATGAAGTTAAATTCTCTAAATTTGTAGGTAGATTAAGAAAAAGATTTGCTAATCTATTCAATGATATTCTTAAGACTCAATTACTTCTTAAGAATGTAATTACCCCAGAAGACTGGGATATCATGAGTGAGCATATTCAGTATGACTTCTTATATGATAACCATTTTGCTGAGCTAAAAGATTCTGAATTATTAGCAGAAAGATTAACTATGGTAGCATCTGCTGAACCATATGTTGGTAGATACTTCTCACAAGATTATCTAAGACGTAAGATTCTTCGCCAAACTGATGAGGAAATCTTAGAACAAGATGAGTTAATGAAGAAGGAAATAGCTGATGGTGTAGTACCTGATCCTGCATTAATGATGGACCCAACTATGGGTGTAGAAGGTGAAACTTCAATGGGTGGTGGTGAAATGGGACAGGGTGCAATGGACCCAGAAGCAACAGATACAGCCAAAACTAAGGTAGAAATGCCTAAGGGTGGTGAAATCTAATAAATAAACTGTAAGGATTTTAAAACAATGGATGAATTAATGGATATGATCACCAAGGATGAGAGTCCTTCAGGTATCAGTGACGCTATTAAAGATGCTCTTTATGCAAAGTCTGCTGAGAAAATAGGTGCTCATAAAAATACTGTTGCAAATTCTCTCTTTGGATATGAACCAGAGACTGAGGATGAAAAGCAAGTTGCTAGAGAAGTAGATGGTTATGCTGATACCATTGCTGGAAGAGATAGGGAAGAAGTAGAGACTGAAGAGGAGGGTGAGGAATAATTATAAATAAATAAAATGATTCTGTATAAAGAGAATGACGCTTAGGACAGTTGGAGCAGGAACTTCAATAACTACGGGTACAGCATCTCAGCAGTCTATTCCAATATCTGGTAAATCTACTGCATTGAGAGTAGTTGCTACTGGGCAAAACACACACGTGGCTATTGGAACTGAACCTACTGCAGCTGTTACTGATTTTGTTGTACCAAAAGATAGTGCTGCTACTTTAGCATTTAGTAATACATCTGCTAAGGTTTCTTCTATTAGTACATCTACAACATATACTATTATTGATTTCCCTCAAGGAACATCTTCACCATTTGCAGCAGGAGATTATGTTACTTTAGAAACCCCATCAACAGGTGGGCAAGATTATTATGATTTCACTCATAAGAGAGTATACACAGTATATGATGGAACAAGAACTGCATATGCTCGTCAAGGTGAAAACTGGTTTGGTCAAAGAATAGTAGTTGAAAATGATTATGGAAGGAACATTAGTACTTCTTTAATTGATGATAATACAACTTTGAGACCATCCTTTAAAGTTGCAGCTAGAACAGATAGTGGTTCTGGCAAATTGTACATTCAACAAGTTCAAATTTCAGGAGAAGCTTAAATGAAACTCATTAGAGAAGAAATCGAATCTGTTGAATTTATAGTTGAAAACAGAGGCGGTAAAAAACAACTTTACATTGAAGGAGTATTTCTTCAAGGAAACATAAAGAACAGAAATGGTCGTATGTATCCTATGGAGACACTTCGTAGAGAAGTTTCTCGTTATAATGAAAATCATGTAGTATCAGGAAGAGCACTTGGAGAACTGGGACACCCAGAAGGTCCAACTGTTAATCTTGATAGAGTGTCTCATAAAATTACTTCACTTAAAGAAAGTGGTTCTAATTTTATAGGAAAAGCAAAAATCCTCTCTACCCCAATGGGTAAAATTGCATCATCACTTATAAGTGAGGGTGTAAAGTTAGGTGTTTCTTCTAGGGGTATTGGTTCATTGAAGCAAACTCGTGAAGGAATTAATGTTGTTGGTGAAGACTTTATGTTAGCCACAGCAGCAGATATAGTAGCTGATCCTTCAGCACCAGATGCATTTGTTTCTGGAATTATGGAAGGAAAAGACTGGGTA